AAAGCTCAACTTATTATGGGAGAATAATATATGTATGCAAAACTTGTAGTTGGTTCTACTGGTATCCCTGCTGTACAAGCTATGCGAGATATTGTTAGGTTATGTACTTCTAGTACACCAACCACTGCTTTACTTGGAGCTTTTAGTACATCATCTTCAGTTATTATTGATAATAATCCAGCAGGTTGGACTTATGTTGGTAGTAACAATGCTAATGATAGACCAACTGTTGCTGCTATTGGTGTTACAGGATTCACCGCATCAGGTTCCCAATGTAATTTAGTAATTAGTGCGCCTTGTTTAGAAACTTCTGCGTTAAAATACGTAGCACTCAGTACTAGCTATATTGGAACACAATCAGCAAGCACTACTTTATTTACAATGACAGGAGCTACGTCAGCTACTTCTTTGGGTGTTTTAACCAATGAGGGTCCAAGGTACTTTTCCCCTGCAGCTAACGGTAGTAATGATACATTAACTGTAGCTTTACGGGTAGCAGCTAATGATATTATTCATGTTATTGCTACACCTCGTGGAATCACTATAGTTAACGAAGCTCGTGGTATGCAAGCCGTGTGGGAAATGTCAATGTCTGATGTTAACCGTTTTTATGGTACGGCTCCATTTGTACAATATTGTCATGCTACTTCTTCCAATTTCACCTCTGAAACAATTATCATTCCTACATCAACTACTGGTGTATTAACTAGAACTATGATGAGTGCTGTATTCGGTGTTACTGATGTGAATACGGGTACTTTTTACGGTACATATAGTCCGGGTAACATAGTATCTAACTTACCTACTTTAAATATTGGTTCCTTATTTCAAACTGCAAACAATTTACGTAATAACTCCATTGATTCAATTGGGTCACCACGTTATCAGGTAACTCCAGTATTTTTACAAATAGGAGCATTGGGTCATCCGATTCAATCAGTTACGGGTACTACTGACATTTATTGGACAAGACCAAATGCTGGTTTTACAGGGGATAGCATGTTAATTAGTGGAGATGTTTATACATTTTTTAACTGCGGAACTGGATACGGTATAGCTTTAAAGACAAGTTAATATGGCAGATTTAACAGTACAACAACTTGACATATTCTGGACTTCAGCAGAGGAGTTATTGAAGTATTTTACTCCATCAGGTGTAGAGAAAATTCTATCTGTTGAAGACGATCCTTTGGTTGATCCTAGACTTTTAAACCCGGAAGAAAACTACGATATAATTAACATATGATGTTTTTAAATATTTGTACTTGATTTTACTTAAAAAATGTGATATAATTATGTTTAATATGTTTATAAAGAGGTGAGCATGGATAAAATTAACAAAGCTAAAAGTTTTGCTCCCACAGATGCAATGCGAAATAATGCAAGAAGAGGTTTGGCACTACGAGAGAAATGGAATCGTGGTGGCTTAGACGCTTCTCAAGCTAAGAGCGAAGGTGTAGGTTCTGGTGTAGCTAGAGCAAGAGATATCATTAATGGTAACTTAAGCTTAGATACCATTAAACGCATGTACGCTTTCTTTAGCAGACACGAAAAGAATTATGCTCCTAAGAAAAAAGAAGCAGATGGTGGACCTACCGCTGGTACTATCGCTTGGCTACTTTGGGGTGGTTCTGCTGGTTTAGCTTTTGCTAGACGAGTATTAAAACAAGAAGAAATCTTAAAGAGTTACATCAAAGAGATTACAGACGAAGAAGTTAATGCAGAAGATCAACTACCGGGAGTAAAGCTTCCGATTACAAAAGCAGTTGATGAGGAACTAAGGCAAGCTACATTTATTGTAATGGTTCCAGAGGAAATTGATGCTCACGGTGATGTAACCAGTGAAGCTGAAGTTCGTAAAGCTTGTCATAACTTTAATAAATACAGCATGAAAGCTAACTTGTTTCATTTAGTTGAAACCGATACCTTTGAATTCTGTGAAAGTTACTGCTGCCCAACTGACTTTGTATTGGGTGATAAATTCGTAAAAAAAGGTACTTGGTTAGCTACTATTCAATCCTTAGATGATAATCTATGGGAATTAATCAAGTCTGGTGAAATTAATGGTTTGAGTATTGGTGCTTTAGCATCTGTCGAATCAATCGAAGAGGATGATTAATAATGGCAACACAACGAAAAGCTAAAAGAAAACTATCCGATATTAGTTTTGAAAAAGAAGGTGCTCACGTAGCTCTGACTTCAAAGCAACAAGGTGGTCCAGCTAATACACACGACTATGCACTTGTGTTAAAAAGCAATAAGTTCAGTGAAGAGTTTGTACAAAAGATGCAACAAGTTCGTGTAACTATGGAACTACCTGATTTCTTGCGTAAGTTCTTTGGAATGTACGGTGATGACGTTGAAGTCCTAGCTCGTATGATGGGTTACGAGAAGCCTGAATCTGAAGACTATTCTGAACCAATGGAAAGCTACGAAGATTACATTCAGTCCAAGATGGAAGCTTTCGAGATTTTGAAATCCGCACATGAAGCTGAAAGTCTAGCTGATGTACTATCTTCTTTGGATGAAACAGAATATCTAGCAATGCTCAACGACCAAGAGCGAGTCGAAAAAGCATTTGAAGAATTACAAAAAGCATATAAGCCTAAAACTGGTGACATGGTGCAATGGAACTCAAGTGGTGGTAAAGCCAGTGGTAAAATTGAACATGTAATGACCGAAGGTACTTTGGGTGTTCCCGGTACTGAGTTTAGCATTAATGCTACTGCAGAGAACCCTGCTGCTCTAATTAGAATTTACAGAGATGGTGAACCTACTGAAACTTTGGTTGGTCACAAGGCTAGTACTCTTACTAAGATCAAGAAGTCTCTTACAAAAGAATCTGCACCTGCTGCTTCCGCAGACGGTAATGATACCTCAACAAACGCTGGCGTTGAGAATATTGAAGGGGTGTCTACCTCTGTTAACAAAGAAGAATTGGAGAAAACCAAGATGGAAGACGAAGTTAAAGTCGAAACCGTTGAAAAAGCTCAATTTGAACTTGTACAAAAAGCTCTAGATGAGCAGAAGGTACAACTACAAAAAGCTATGGAAACAATCGCTCAATTTGAAGCTGAGAAAAAAGAAGCTATCAATAAAGCGAAAACTGAAAAAGTTAAAGCAATCGTTAAAGACGAGAGCAAGGTAGAAGCAATCGCTAAGGCTGCTCTATCTCTAGAATCCGAAGATGATTTTACAGCATTCCTCGCTGCTATGGAAGCAATGATGACTACTGTTGAAAAATCTGAGATGTTCGTAGAAAAAGGTGCTTCCGTTCAAGAAGAAACCGCTGTTAAAGAATCTGCTGTGGCAAAATTACTTAAAGCCAAGCAAGTAACTAAGTAATAAAAAGGAAATAAAATGCCACTAATCGCAACTGAAGCAAAACGTCTTTCTAACGTTGTCAAGCAAGAACTCTTCCCTGAGTCTGCATACTGCCGTGTAGCTGTTACCTATAATGGTACTGCTGCCACTCTAGTTCCCGGTACTGTTCTCGGTAAGGTAACCACTGGCGGTAAATACAAAATCGCCGTACAAACTGCTACCGATGGTTCAGAAGTTGCTGACGCTATCGTAATGGTTGAGCAAGCTGTTGCTGCTACTACCGACACTAAGGTTCTATGCCTAGTACGTGGTCCAGCTATTGTATCTAAGGATGGTCTAGTTCTAGATGCAACCTACAACCTAACTGCTGAAAAAGATGCTGTATACGCTGCTCTAGAAGCCAAGGGTATTCTCTGCAACGATGCAGTCTGATACTAACTTACCGAACAATAAAACAAGGAAATTATAATGCAAACTCGTAGTTTTGAAAAACCATTTGAGCTAGTCGATTACACAGAAGAACTACTCTTAGTTCCTAATAAATGGGGTCTAATCAATGAATTAGGTCTATTCGGTGAAGAAGGCGTAGCTCAACACAGCGTTACCGTTGAATCCAGCGAAGGTACACTCGGTCTAGTTACCGACAAAATCCGTGGTGAGCGCAACAACGTAGCTAAGAGCGACACTCGTGCTCTACGTTCATTCGCTATTCCTCACTTCCCAATGGATGATGCTGTTAAGCCTGAAGATGTACAAGGTAAACGTGCTTACGGTTCTGCTGATCAAGCTGAAACTGAAGCCGCTGTTATCGCTCGTAAGCTAGAGCGCATCCGTATGAACCACTCAGTAACTCTAGAAGCTGCTCGTGCCTACGCTATCACTGTTGGTGCTATCTATGCTCCTAACGGTACTGTAGCTGGTAACTTCTACACTGATTTCGGTATCACCCGTAAGTCCATCGACTTCGTACTCGGTACTTCTACCACTGACCTAAACGCTAAGTCAGAAGAAGGTATCGCTCACATTCAGGATACAATCCAGAGTGGTGAAGTTGTTAGCAACATTATCGTACTATGCTCACCTGCATTCTTCGGTAAGCTAATCAACCACGCTACTGTTAAAGAAGCTTACAAGTACTACACAAGCACTCAAGAGCCTCTCCGTAACCGTCTAGGTTCTGGTGTATATCGCCGTTTCGTACACGGTGGTGTTGAGTACATCGAATACCGTGGTTCTTA